CTACTAGGTATTAATATGAATCCTGATAAGATTAATATAGCACCAGAGAGAGAATTTGAGTATGAGAAAATATCAAGAACTATTGATAAGATGGATGATATTGAGGATGTAAAGTTGTTGCTTAAATATACTATTAAGATGGGAATGAAGCAAACTGAAATACTTGGTAAAATGATATTAATGCCTTTCTAAGTATTAATACATATTTGAGAAATGTATCATAAATGTGTAAATTTGCTGACAAATATTATAAATAATGATAGAATTAAGGTCAACAAGATGTAACAAAACTTCTTGGATATGAATTAATTTTATTGGAGGTTTTTATGCACAATTTAATGTCATTCAATCAATTAGCATCATGGAAAGAAATAGAAATGTCCCAAGAAAATGATAGGGAGTTAGTAAATGATTACTTCAATTGTCTAATTGAGTGTGAAGATGACCAATCAAGTTGTAAAACTATTTGTAAAGACATTCTTATGTAACAAATAGATTAAAACCTAACCCTCATGCTTGACATGGGGGTTTTTTCATGCAATAATATACATGATAGATCATTTATTATGCTTAGTAAAGAGAAAGTAAGAAACCAAGTTAAGTCAAGATTCTATTACTTATTCTGGGGAATTGCAACATTTTCTGTAGTTGCTGGTCAAGTATATGTTGGATCAGGTTATAGAATGTTTGCAAGATCATTGAATAGAATATTTGATACCATTGAAGTTGAGGTAGGTAGTGAGTATAAAAATGAAAGATTTTACTGATGAAAGATACAATCTTATTTGGTGATTGTAGAGAAACTCTTAAACAATTTGATGAAAAAGCAAGGTGCTGTGTGACATCTCCACCTTATTATGGTTTAAGAGATTATGGTGGAGAAGATAAACAAATAGGGCAAGAACAAACACCAGAAGAATATATCGAAGAGATGGTAAATGTATTCAGATTAGTAAGAGATTGTCTTACTGATGATGGTACATTATGGTTAAACATTGGTGATAGTTATTATAATTATAGACCAGGAAAAGGACAAGCATTAAATAAACAATCTGTATCAAATACTAAACAAGATTTACCTGACCAATGTAATAGAAGAGCAAACAAATTAGAAGGATTAAAAGAGAAAGATTTAATTGGTATACCTTGGATGTTAGCATTTGCATTAAGGAAAGATGGATGGTATTTAAGGCAGGATATTATATGGAATAAACCTAATCCAATGCCAGAAAGTGTAAGAGATAGATGTACTAAATCCCATGAATATTTGTTTCTACTAAGTAAGAATAAGAAGTATTATTATGACAATGAAAGTATCAAAGAACCAGCAAAAGATTGGGGAACCAGAGATAGAACCAACGGCAAATATCACAACAAAGGTACAGGATTACAACCCCATTCTGGACTTACTAAATCATATCGAACAAAGAATAAAAGGTCTGTCTGGTCGATAACTAATAAACCATATAAGGGGGCACATTTTGCAGTATTCCCGAAAGATTTAATAGAACCATGTATATTAGCAGGTTCAGAGAAAAATGATATTATTTTAGATCCATTTATGGGATCTGGAACTACTGCAATGGTAGCAAAATCATTAGGTAGGGATTACATAGGGTGCGAATTGCATGAAGATTATGGTAAATTAATACAAGAGAGAGTAAACAATAGAAAGGGAACTTTAGAACATTTCTTATATTAATATGAGGTAACTTCTAATAATGCTTGATAAAATTCTGTATAATTTAACTTAATTGTTCCATTTTTTCTAACTGATGTATAACCACATAATTTAACAATATCAGATTTACTTACTTCTGCATTTTCTTTAATTGTCTTGATTAGTTTGTTTCCAGTTAGCATAAAATAATTCCTTTTGTTACTTCTATTATAGCAAAAAAGACCCCTATTTAATACATAAAGGTCACATCTTAACATTTATTTAACATTTATTAAAAAAACACATCTTATAAAGAAGGGGGAACCACTAAAGTGTCCTTATAGTGAGGGGAAACATCCCCACAGTTTATTAAAAGACTTCTTATGGCAACTCGCAGACGGTCTTCAGCATCTAAAACTGCTAAATCTGCACCCAAAAGTATCAAGGAGTCTACTATATCTGTTACGAAAGTTACAACTCCACCTGTAAATCGTGTAAATAAAGTTACACAACCAAAGGTGAAAAAAGTGACTGAAACTGTAACTGAAACTCCTAAAGTTGAGACAAAAAATGTTAAGTCTCTGCTAAAAGATTATCCTCGTGATGGATTTTCGTTAATACTTCTCCCTCTTCTATTACTTGAAGCAGGAACAAAAGAAGCATTAAAGTTAGCAGGTGTGCTTGCTTAATTGTTACTTAGGGGGTTGTAATATCCCCTTTTTTATGTTATTATGAGGTTATTATTATGAAAAATAAACATATTGAACACCCTGAAGATTCCATTCTTAATGGTGATTTAAGTGTGTTAAATTGGTTTACTGCTGATAGTCACATATCAGTAAAGATTGATGGTTCTCCAGCAATAGTTTGGGGAACTAATCCAGCAAATAATAAATTCTTCGTAGGAACTAAAAGTGTCTTCAACAAAAAACTCATCAAAATCAACCATAACCATGCAGATGTTGATAGAAACCATAAAGGAAAAGTGGCAGATATTTTGCATCTCTGTCTTGATAATCTTCCTTTTACAGATAATATCTACCAAGGTGATTACCTCGGTTGTGGTGGCACTGATAGTTTCAATCCTAACACCATCAGATACGATTTCCCAGATAAAGTTTTTCAAGAAATCGTAATTGCACCGCATACATCTTACACCACTAATGGTGATTTAAGGGACGCAATCGCAAGTCCTATTAGTGATAAAGAACTTATATCTTTATGGCAAAGTGCAGAAGATGTTCATTTTGTTTATCCTGATGTAACAATAGATTACCATAGAGATAATATACATGACTTGTGCAAATTTGCAAGACAAATTGCAACTTTATGTGAGTTCCCTAATGATAAACAAGTCAAGAGAATTAAGAAGCAATTAAATACTTGTATTCGTGAAGATATTGAAATTGATGATATTGTACAGGAAGTACTTGCTGATGATAACAATATAGATGTAAATGTATTACGTTTGTGGAAATTAGTACAGACAATTAAGCATGAAATGTTTAATTATATCTCATGTAATGATGATATTGAATGTTATATTGGTGAAGAATATTGCGATCACGAAGGATATGTAATGGTGAATGAATTTGGTACATTTAAGATCGTTAATCGTGAAGGATTTAGTGTGTCAAACTTCAAACTGTCTAAGATGAGAACAAAGGGGGACGCATAAAGTGTTATAATAATGAGAGGCAAGGCAAACCGCAAGGTTAAAACCAAGATTGCCAAACTTGGTTGCATTGCAAGGCAAACCGAAAGGTTAAAATCTAATTTGCCAAATTAGGTTGCCTCTTTTATTCTTTGATTTGATTAACTATGCCAACTGCTACTGCTACTACTCGCAAGAGAAGAACCAGAAAAGCATCAGCAACAACAGTTAAGCAACCCAGAAAGTCCGCTTCTAAAGTAACACCAACACCAGTACAATCTGAACCAGTTGTTGTTAAGGAAGAAGTGAAATCAGTAGAGAAAGTGAGAAGAAACCTAAACCAATTAGATGGTTTTGAGTTAGCACTTCTCCCTCTAATCTACCTCGAAGGTTTTGCTAAACTTGTGTTAAAAATTGTTTAGATTTATACCCTAGAGGTCATATTTGACCTCTTTTTTATGTTATGATAGAATTATTATGAAGAACAAACACATTGAACATCCTGAAGATTCCATCCTTAATGGTAACTTATCTGTCCTAGATTGGTTCATTAATAATGGTAATATTTCAGCAAAGATTGATGGTTCTCCAGCAATAGTTTGGGGTACAAATCCTGCAAATAATAAATTCTTTGTAGGAACTAAATCAGTTTTTAATAAGAAACTAATAAAGATTAACCATGACCATAGACAAATTGACGAAAATCATCAAGGAAAAGTGGCAGATATTCTCCATAAGTGCCTTGACTATCTTCATCCTACAACTGGTATCTTCCAAGGTGATTTTATCGGTTTTGGTGGCGATTTTACTTTCTGTCCTAATACAATCACCTACGATTTCCCCGAAGAAATCCACCAAGAAATCATAATTGCACCTCATACTTATTATAAAGCAGAGAAAGATTTGAGAGATGCTGTTGCTTATCCACTAGAATATGAGTTGGAAAGTGATGACAATGTATTATATTGGAAGCCCAAAGTAACAATTAGTAGTGAAAGAGATAGTATAATCGAAAGCTGCAAATTTGCAAGACAAATTGCAACTTTATGTGATTTCCCTGATGATAAACAAGTTAAGAAGATTACACAGCAATTAAATACATGTATTCGTGGAAGAAATGATATTGACGATATTACTCAAGAAGCACTTGCTTATGATAATAATGTAGATGTAAACGTGTATCGTTTATGGAAATTAGTACAGTCAATTAAGCATGATATGTTTGATTTAATCGAGAGATTTGATGATGTTGAATGTTATATTGAGGATGAAGTATGTGACCATGAAGGTTATGTAATCGTTAATGAGTTTGGTACATTTAAGATAATTGATAGAGAATATTTTAGTTGTGCTAACTTTAATCGTGTTCGGTAACACAAACTGGTACGTCTAAAGCGTTTGTATAGTGAGGGATCTAGTCAAACCTGACATTCTTTACAGATCTAGTCAAACATGACATTCCCTCACCTATTTCACATTTAATCGGAGAATTTATGACCGTTGCTTCAATTCCAACAATCGCAGTCTTCCCTGAAGAAAGACTTACTTTAGACCAGAAGATTGAAAAATGGACTTGGCAATTGTGTCGCTCTCTTGAAAAGAATTATGAGAATTATCATAGAAGAATGATAACATCTAATTCTGAAAGATATAGTGGAGAGTTATCACAATATGCCAAAGATCAGTTGGAAAGTTTAAACAATGGTACTGCTAATCTGATGAAGTTTCGTATGGAATTTGGTCGTAAGTATATCAAAATTATACAACAAGATTACGACACATTTCAAGATAGAAATGAATATAGAGATGGAAGTGTTCATGCCTTCATTGATAGATTAACAGGTGAAGTTTATAAACCTGCATCATGGAAATCTCCCGCTAAAATTGTTAGATATGACCTACGGTTAATATCAGATAGAGCGAAATTACATGATCCAGAGTTTACAGGTTGGGCAGGTGGTTACTTATACTTAAGGTAACATATTGTGTCCTTAAGTATGACCCAAAACTGCTTAATTGTAAATTTGCTTAACATTTATCATGGCATTTAATCCTGAAGTCGCATTATTCAATCTTCTTGAAGATGCACAAACATCAGCAGAATTACTAGCAGTAATTGATGACTACCTCGCTGATGATGCAGAGGTGTAAGTAACATTTAGGGGGTGCAATTCCCCCTCTTTTTATTCATTTATTGGAGACAATCCTATGGCAAAAGAATTAACTAATGCTCAAAGAGATGAACTAATCGAACAATTTGTAGAGATACAACTTGATAACATGGATACGCAATCTTTATATGAGTTAGCATCAGAATATGTAACACAATCATTTGATAGATTAACAGATAATGAGATCAAAGAGAGGATTGAAAGTTTATATGATGAGGAATTATATGATGAGTTAGTTGATAATGTAACTAATGAAACTGTATTAGATATTAATAATACAGGAGGCAAATATTAATGACTAAATCTATCACATCACAACTAAGTGATAATGCAATCTATCAAATACTTGAGATAATTGCATCTGAAATTGATGACATTGATGACAAAGAACTATCAATTACTTTGGAGGATTAGATGAAACCATTAACATATATTGACTCACCATTCTATTCTAATTGGTCACAAACTTATTTCACTAATTTAACATTAGATCAACACATTGCTAATAACAATTGGTTGATGAATACACTTACTATGTTAAAAGATGATGGTGTATTATATGTTCCTATTCTTAACAAACATTTCAACAAATCAGGAGAAGAAGTATGAAAACTTATCAAATTGAGTGCATGGA